GCGATTTCTCGCTCCTGAATAAGAAACACTAGGGATTAGACTGGGATTGCCCCCCCAGCCCTACTCATACCTTGGAGGGTTTACCCCCCCTCCAATTTGAGACCTAAAACCAAAATACTACGTTGTCAGATAATAATGGAGGAGATAATAATTAAAATTACCTCAATTATGCTTTGACGCAACCCTCAACACGGCCGCGGAGGAGTCCAAGAAATTCTGGATCTCCTTCTCATCGTGCCAAGAGTCCGTTTTCAAGAATAGGCTTTCGGGTCGTAATAGACTCTTAGAGTCTGGGCCCGTCACCAAGTTATGGGAAACGAACGCACCCGATGCTGAGATACCTGCGGAAAACCTAGGACTCCTCTCGGACGTCCCAAGCTTAAGGGGATGTACAATCGTACTCCTCTTTGCGCCAAGCGGTGTTGTCCACTTGCCACATCCGTAAGGCTCCAAAGACTCTCAGAGATCGAATATCTCTTGAATCTTCTCTAACCTGTCGTCCAGATTATCAGTGGGAAAACTCTCTGAATGACAGGCAGCTCATAACAATTCCTTTTGAACCCCCCATAAAGTTTGGAATTTTAACAAATCATTCCATAGGGGACAAACAAGGAGTTTCAGACACCGTCACCTCTCCTTTGGTTTAAGGAGCATGGTGAGCGATCTGGGGTCAACATCAAAACCTCAACGTTCCTTCAACATTCTAGAAAATAGCACCACTAAACGAGGATAATTCCTTATTTGTAGTACAAGCTGCGCAGGAAGAGGTGAATACTCACAACCATGGCGAATAAGGCGCCTTGCAAATTCAAAGGCACCAACTGCAATGATTGATTTATTCATAGATATTTTCATACCTAGAACTCGAGTCATCAAGTCTTGATACACAGCGGCGGTTGCCGATCCGTTAATGACAATGTCATCACCGAGAATCGCGTACTTCGGAGAGCCAGCAATTTGTGTTATGCTGTTGTTCCCGTGGATACACTCAGCGGAAGATTTATCGGTCATAGCGGCGCAAACTCTCAGCACCAAATGGTGTGTGAGAGCCATGGCTGCGAAAGATGAACGCAGCCCCATGGGTTGCCCCACGGAGTAGCGGAGCGAGCAACCGGCTTCCTTAGAGAAGAAAGAACGATCGGTCATGATCTTTAGCCAGTCGTTCGCGATCTCTTCACCGAAGATTTTTGATATAACTATCTTCTGTAAGGAGACAGGGAATCTGTCCGTGCAAGATTTTAGGTCGTAGCTGTAAAGCTTACTTCCCTCGAGGGTTCAGTTACGAATCCTCTCCACCTGTGCATTTTGGTCAAACGTCCCATCCTCTTGGATGTGACTAAGACATGTCATGAGATGATCGTGAATGGGCCTAAGGACAGTTTGCGAGAAAATGTCCCCGATCG